TCCAACACTTCAAAGCTGTCAAACCGCAATCCGTTATACTCAACTACCAATTTACCTCGGGGGTTTTCCACAGGAACGAACGCGGCCATTTGCGTAGCCGGCATGCAGGCTCCCTCGGGTGCGAGCCACACACGCCCTTCCGCAACAGGCCACAACTTTCCATTCCTCTTGGAATCACACAACTCATCCCAGGGTTTCTTGAAAGCGATCAACGGCGGCAATCGGTCCCAAAACAACCAAACCACTGCCAGAATTCCGACTGCGCCCAACGCCAGGACCAACACGATCCCAACTGTCGACCGCAGACCGGTTCTCAGCAATGCGCCTGCCCAAGACCTCTGGCGCAACTGAACAGCCTTGGTGAGCACGCCAACCCTAGCGTTTTCATCCATGGCTTCCAGCGTCCCAGCAGCTAACTGGGACAACGCACCTTCATCACACAAGGCCTCGGCAAGAACTCCCTCTTCTGCAACAGGGTCCTTTCTACGATGCAAAGCTCTCGCGATTCCAACACCTGCGACCCATCCAGCCGCGCTCACCAACTCACGGTTCTTGGCGCATGCACTTGCAGCTTGGACACCAAATTCCAAAGCCGCCTTATAGTGCTTCACCGCAATCCCGTGCGTCGGCCCTCCAAAAGAGTCTCGCAACCACGCCCACGCGTCACTAGCGTATTGCGGGGTCACACGTGACTCACTGGTTCGAGCAACAGCAAGCTGAGCCTCCGACGCCTCAGTCACCTGACGGCGCCTGAAGTAAGCCTCAGCTAAAGGCCGCTTGTGTTTCCACATAACATACGCATGCGTTCCAACTCGCAACCGCGTATATTCCTCAGGAAACCGCAAGGCCAAGGCGGCGGTCAACGGATCACGCTCCATACGGCCCTCTATAAGTCGCATGGCGGTATCATACGTAAACCCTTTGGCATTTTGCGCCGATTTATCAACAAAAACTGTGATATCTCGGTCAACCCACACCATCTCCCCCTCAACCTCCATCTCAACAAATCGGTCTTCACTCATAATGGTCGGGGACACAACCCCGCCACCCTTAGAAGGCACCACACGGAACACGGTGTATGGTCCCACTTTCTGAAATGGGTACCAATCCACCACACCGTCGGTGCTATGAGTCCACAACCAATCGTTGTCCGGATGAGCATCGTAGGCCTGTCCACTTTCTGGATCAGGAGAGAAACGTATGCAGCCGGTACCATCACGGACGAACAGACCCTCAACCCAAGAACTATCGGTACGAAACACATCTCCTCCAACCACTCCTCCAGCCCTACCGGAAAAGCGGCGGGTAACCACGTAGCCCAACCTATTGCGATTGGCAACAAGCGGATGTAATAGGTTCTCAGCATTGGTCCTGCCACCTTTGCCGTCACCAAAATAAACATCCTCAACGAGGCTTACATCATACACCCCGCTGCGAGCCACGCGCCTCCCCATTTGGCGTGCTTCTTCTCCTGGAACGTAATAAGGGGCTACATTGTCCCATAGCAGCCCACCGCTCCCTCCACTCTCAAGTGGATTGAACGACCTATTGCGCCCAGCACCGAACCTGTCCTCAACGCGAAGTCCATATCGCCCATTCTGGTCCACATGCCACAAGCCGCACTGGTTTGCCGCATCAGCAGCAACTACCTGCACGGCCCCTTGACGCGCCACCGCACATGTAGCATGGGGGTTAGTGATATTAGAAACCTGAAAGACAGTAAAC